ATTGGATTGCCAATATTCACAATCAGCATCTTCAGGTTCACGCCAATCTTCTTCTGGTTCATCTTGCTCTATGCTTTCGGTTTCAAATTGTGCGTAGTAATCATAGGGGTTATCGCATTGCCAAGGAGATAGCGTTGTGCGTTTCATTGCTTTGCTCCTGTGTAGCTTGCACCATATTGGCAAGCATTGAGAACATGTCAGGGTTTAGCACGATAGTATGTGCGTGTGCTTTTCGGTCTAAATGCAAGCGGATATTGCCTTGTTTATCCACAAAATAGCCGTTTAATCCATAAGGGGTGAACGGTTTTCGACGAGGGTTAGTCGGTTTGTTCTTGGTTTTAACGTTGATTTTAGGCTGGGTGAGTGTAAGTTCTTGTGGCTTTGTTATAACCACTTCTTTTTCTACCGCACTTTCTTTCGGTGCAGCAGGAAATTGATTGGTTTCCGCATCTTTTTGATAAGGAGGAATTTTGGTGTTTTCCATTGCATTAAAATTTTCGATTCGTTTATTTAGGCGTAAGGTTGCAATGGCTTCATTGGCAAAATAGGTGGTTTTTTGGTACAGCTTATTGTTCACCCATAATTCTCCAAAATATTTTCCAGCTTCTGTACGGATGATTTGTGTTTTGTAGCTTTCCACTTTCATTATTTACTCCAAGTGCGGTTAATTTCTGCTTGTTTTTGCTCGACATAACGATACATATCAGCATTGACCTGCGGGGTAAGATTTGCTTGATAGATGCCGTTTTCTTCACGCCATTGCGCTTTAGCTTTCACCCGTGCCTCTTGTTTGATTTGTTGGCTTAGTGTGTTGTCATACCAGTCTGTTTGATTAGCTTTTGCACCTAGACTGATAACTGCTGACACAATGATTGCACCAAAGAGACAAGACATAATTTTTAATGCTTTTTCAGTGCCTTTCATAAAGTAGGTAAAACTGTTTTTAAGTTGATGTTTTTTCATTTTGAACCTCGATTTTGGCGTAAAAAAAGACCGCACTTTTCAGGCGGTCAGTGGAGTAGTCCAATCAGTCTTTGCTGATTTTGTCTAGAATAGGGTGCCTTTCTTTATGCTTGTAAGGCTCAAGCCCTTATTGTCACCACAACACATAAGGAATATAATTTCCCTCAACCACAACACAAAAAATAAGGAAGCATCATGGAAAAAATAGCAGCAGATAAAATAGCTCTTGTTATGGCAAGAGATATTTTAAAAACAAACTCTTCTCAATATTTGCGCGAAGTTAATGAGTATGTAGCCGAAGATATTGCTAGATTTGTTTCAACATTATCATCAAGATTGCAAGAATCTATTGATGATAGAATTTCCAGTTCAGATATTTTTAACGCCCATAAAAATCAATAAACATCACTGCTGAACATACACTCTCAGCTAATTCACTTGGTGTTAAATTTGTATTTTTAGCAGCACTTTCTAATACAGCCTGTTTGATTAGATTTTTATCTTTATCAGATAGGCTGTTTTCTTTTTTTTCTTCCATTTTTAACCTCGTTTGTTTTATTGTTGCCATTTCAAAACACACTTCATCTATCATTCGCAACGGTTTCACATGCCGTTGTGTCTCTGTACTAGCAAATGTGTTTTGAAATATCCACATTGGGATATTCGCCTGCTTGAGCTCCACTTTCGGCAACTGCACCGTTTTTCACTGGCTTTGCATGGGCAGACTTTAAACCACAGTGTTATTAAGTAGGTTAGGGCTTTTAATCTAACGACCGCTTAATACCGTTATGCACTGTGATTCTGTAGCCAAATTGTCGAAAATTCAAAACAGGTTAATGATGAGTGCCTTTCTTTATACTTGTAAGGCTCAAGTCCTCTTGTATGCGACTACATCGAGGAATATAATGCTCTCTGCGACTACAATTTAATCAGAGGGACATCATGGAAGAGTACGCCAAGTTACTTAATACCATACTTACCAAAGTAGTTTTTAATCACATGACTATGTTCTTCGTTTTCTTATTTATTGGCTTTACGTTCATTTCGCCAGAATTAACGTTGTATCTCAACGCTAAAACACCGGCATTCTTTCCTGATTGGTTCACTCTTGCCAATTTTGGTTCTTTGATATTTGCGTTGGTTTCTACGATGATTTGGATTCTTATTTCTAATGCGGCCAAATCAATTTTTTCAAAACTGCGTGAATCATTAAAAACTAATTCAGAGCAAGCTAGATTAATCAATCTACTTCATAATTTATCAACAGAAGAGCAACATGTTCTTGCAATGTCCTGCCTTAATGAGCGAATTATTTTCCCTGATAACAAAACTCAACTAGCCATTCAAAAACTCTTGTCAAAAGAACTTATTTCGTACGGCTGGACTAATGATAAATATGAGTTAAATCCACTTATTCGCAATGTTGTTCTTGCTGAGCTCGATAAGAGCATGAATTCCCATCACTAACCTGTTTCAAATTTTTAAAGAGCGTTGAGATGTTGGTTATGTGTATCTCGTTTTGATGGGTGTATGATATAAGATATCTTATACCTAGTAAAGCAATTTCTTATGGAATTTTATATAAAATCTATAAACATTCTTATATTTGATTGATTTTTAAAGAAATAAATTTTCAAGAAATGTGTTTATTTGCTTGTTTTTTAATCAGTGAATGTTGTGGTTTGAGATTCTGATCACGGAATAAAAGTAGGGATTATGTGATAATTCCGCCATATTTTTTATGGAGGTTTATATGAAAAAATTACTTGTTGGCTTATGTCTTTTGCCTGTTTTTGCTGTTGCGAATGAAACCGGGGAATCTTGCTCTAAGTTGGAAGATAGCAGCAAGCGTCTAGAATGTTATGATTCAGTGTTTTTGAAAAAAACAGATGTGGTAGATGAAAATAAGGCTATTCAATCCAAGTGGGAATATGGGCAAAATAAAGATGAATTACGAAATTCCACCACTTATAAAGCAATGCTTTCTTCTAATAATGCTGTTAATTTTGGCTTTCCTTATGAAAGTTCCTTTATGTATCTAGCCTTGCGAAAAGATCCGAAATATGGCAATGATGTTGTTTTTACCGTAAATGGGCAATTTAATAGTTGTTATGACAGTTGCAAGATCACGGTTAAATTTGATGATAATAACCTCGAAACTTATCGGATGGTTGGTTCTGACGGTGGAAGTAATGACACGATATTTATTGAAAGCCAAAAATCTATGAAAGCCTTTGTGAGTAAGCTAAAAAAATCGAAAAAATTGATTGTAGAGGCGAGTTTTTATGATCACGGAAAGGGGCAATTTACTTTTGATACACAAGGGTTAGAATGGAAACATTTTTAACAAAACATAAGCCACGCATTGCGTGGCTTTTTTGATACTTATTGAATTGCAATGGTAGGTATAAGTGCAGTAGAAAAGCAAAAGGAAACCGCCACGAGGGCGGTCATGGAGGTTAAATAAAAATTATAATTTCTTTAACCACTCTTCATAATTTTGATCTATTTCTTCAAGAACATCAGTTCTAAATCTTCGCAATTTAGATTTTTGCTCATGGAACATATTATTATTCTCAAATAAATCTAACGGGTAGCTTTTCATCTTTGTTAGAGTGTCTGTGGTAAGGAAAATAATTTTAGATTTAAATACTCTAGACAGTTGGGAGGCTTTATTTTCTATTTCAATTGTCTTTTCTGTTATAAAAATCTCTATGTCTTCCGATGTAGTTTCTCTTTTAGAGAATAATTCATCAAGTTTGTCAAAACAAGAATCGACAAGATTAGTTAATTTATCCTTGTTTTTTATAAATTCACTTCTCTCAAATGTTCTATGATTTAAATGTGCTGCCCAATACCAACCGGCGGCAGTAACAATAGATGATGTGAATACAGTAATGCTATCTTTTAAATCTAGTAATTTACCAAAATATATTGTCAATTGAACAATAACTGCCATTATAAGCACTATTGATATGATATGCTTAGCCTTAAATATCTTCATCTGGAAGCTGTCTCCAATCTTTGGCTGCTTTAACAAGGCGTTCACTAATCAAGTTGACTATACTTTTTACAGTATCATGTTTGTATTCCAAGCGTTCTAGAAGTTCTTGATAGGTAAATCCCTCTTTTCTAATTAATCCTCCGAATGCTTCATCTAAAAATGAACGACCATATCGGTTATATCCAGTAAGGACGACGATTACTTTATCATTGCTTTTATCTCTTAAAGCAGGAGCTAACAGCGTTTCTCTAAATGCTTTCCCTGTATTTTTGTATTCTTCAGGAGTTACATCGTCTTCGTTACGCCCATAAGGACTTTGGGAAAAATCATTGACTATGGTAATGGTTTTAATCATTTTTTATCCTTATGTTCCATTGCACTAAAGTGCCTTCAATTGAATTTCTCATATTGTACAGTTCAGGCAATGTTCTATCATCTTGATAGAAAAGTAATCCTCTATTACTGTACACCCATAACTTACCATTTTTATTGTCAGAAACAAGTTTTTTTATGCTTTTGCTACCTTGACCGTGTTTATCTTCGTCATTTCCAGTCATTCTTGTTATGTCATCAGACATTGCTAGACTTATCATAATAGAGTCTGAGACTGTAGTATTTTTGATTACTTCTGCTATATTGGTAGACTCTGGTAATCCATATTGTTTTAGTTTCGGCGTTATTGCAGATTTTACGTCGCTACTATCCCAATCAATTTCGTCAAATAACGTATTGCCTTTGGTAAAAGTAGAGGGAATTCCTTGCCCCTTATCGTACAATAGAAGAAATAATTGATCATCTACAACTGTACACATCCACCACCAAGGTCTTTGATTGCTGGGGGTATGTTTGGGGTAGGCATGACGATAAACATTGCTCATCGCTTCTTGGATTGCGTCACTAAGAGTGTATTCTTCTTCGTCAGTTAGCACTCCTTGATATATTTCATTTTTTATAAAATCAATAATATCATCTCTGAACTCACCCTCATTTCCATTAATAATTGGATAGCCATCTTTTGTTTTTCTAATATCATTTTCTGAGCATCTATTGGCACATAAAAAAACTAAACCTACTTGTTTTATAAACTTATTAATTTCATTGTTTAGGCTCATTTTTATAGATATATTTACATCGGATTTTTTTAGGATAGTTTCTATTTTTGCATAAAGAATCATCATTGCTGCTGCTTTAATGTATTCACAATTAACAAAGCTAATGATTACATTTTTATACTTATTCTTTATTATACTGTCTAGTGAGTTAATGTATCTTACTGTGCTTTCATAGGATTCTTCATTATATATATTAAGTATGTTTGGTGTTGGGAATATATGATATTTTCCTGATTTGTAGGGTGCCCTAAACTTTATTGGGGAATTATTACTCTTTTTTTTGTTCATATTTATTAGACTTTATTGAGTATTTACAAATAACTTCTATGCTCACTACAACAACACCGAGTACCAAAACACCTTACCGATTACAGATACTTCGTTGAGATCGGCTATCTCGTCGTCGTACTCGTCAGTGTTATAGCTACGGATTTTTATTTGATTGTTTGGCATATTGTAGAGCAGTTTGATCCGCAATAGCCCGCCGTGGTTAATAGCATAAATGCTGCCGTCACGAATAGTTTTATTGCCGGTATCGATGCCGACGGTCGCGCCGTTTGGAATAACTGGCTCCATTGAATTTCCATCAGCAGTCACACATACCGCATTTTCGTACTGCACGCCTTGCCGTCTTAATGTGGCGCGCGAAAAGCGCAGTTTGAAGTTGTTGTAATCCATAATGTCATCAGCAAAACCATTTCCGGCGGCTAAGCGGATTTCTTGGAAAAGCGGAACTTCTACCTCGTCATCGTTTAGTGGAGTATTACGGTCCCACAGATCAAATGAGCCTGTTTCGGCTACGTTTGATTCTATTTGAGTTTGTGCCATTTCTCCTGTGCCATTCAAGAGCCATTCTGGCGAAATTTTCAAAGCCTTGGCTATTTGCAATCCATTTCTAGGGCTTTTTGTAACTCCGTTCAAAATATTACTGATCGTTACCT